AAAACCCATCGCCACCTTCTGTTCTCTGGAATTTTCTTGTATAGGATGATCTAAATCAATAACCTTAGTTTTAGCAGGATGCTGAATGAATATTAAGTCTGTCTTGGTCTCAGGATCTTCTGTAACAATTATCTCACCTAATACTTCATCCCCATGAGAGAGTTTACATACTCCGTAGAATTGTTCGTCGTGTCGAATGTAGTTAATCATTGAGTTTGATCTCCTTAATTTCGTAATTGAAAGATTCTTCATTGTATATCTTAATTCTTTCATCAAGATGTCTAATAGTATAGTTCTTTTTTGATCCACGAGCACAGTTATCTGCTATATCATATAGCGTTGCTTGTGCTTTGTTGTCACCCTTACGAAGGACACGTCCAATAGATTGAAGATTACGAATCCTCGACTTAGATGGACTTGCGAAAATTACATTATGTAAGTTCCTAATATTGATACCAGTAGAGAAAGTCCCATAAGAAGCAAGAATGATCGCGTCTTTTTCCTGCTCGCAAATCGAGCGTGCTTGTTCCCTGTCATATGCATCAATACCACCATGTATAAAGAACGTCTTTCGACCATCCTTTACTTTACTATTTAGCATTTCGTTCAAGGGGATACCATGTTTCTCGACGTAGTTGAAGAGAACCAAGGTGTTACCTGACAAGTCGAGTGCTAGGTTAGTGATCAAGGTATTTCGTCTATGGTTCTGAACTATCCAATCCATCTCCTGTTGATAGTCCTCAAATGGTACGAAACCATGCTTCAACACTAGGATCTTGACATATAGAGGAGCAAGATGACCCTTCTTCATGAGGTCAACAGTCTTAGTTACCTTGTCGCATTTACCGAACAAACCCTCTAACACTAACTGATGAGTCTGCATACCATCTAGTGTCCCTGTCAGTCCTACTCTGTGTTTTGCGTCATGACACTTGGTGAGGATACCCGACAATGACTTTGCTTTATATAAGTGTGCTTCGTCCCCTATAACTACATCAAACTTCTTGAAAAACTTTCGGGGTTCTTTGTATATACTCTGCCATGTAGATATTGTGACAGGTAACTCTGTAAATTTCTCTGCTCCTGCTGAGATTCTATGACAGTATCCACGAGGATTCCATCCATATTCTTTAAAGTCTTTATATAACTGCTCTACTAATGATACTGTTGGAACTATAATTAATATATTTCTTTTAAAATGTAGATGCCATCTTACCATGGCATATATTATCAGGGATTTTCCTGATCCTGTCGGGGAAAGTAAAAGTCTGCGATTGTATTTAAGTGCTTGGTAAACTGCTCGTAACTGGTAGTCTCGTGCTTTAAACGGAATTGATAGAGATCTAATAAACCCCGCAACAGCCTCAGGTGATATGAGAAGTTCGGTATCTGTTGGTCTTCCATAGATGTTATTGTCCTGTATCTGATAGTGGTAACCTCTTTCTTCTAGAAAGTCAGTCAGATAGTCAAAAAGACCAGCGTATATCTCACCAGTAGCAGGAGAGTATAATCTGATCTTTCCATCCCATTTATATTTTTGATACTGTGGCATGTATTTTGCCCCAGGTACATCAAACTGAAAGTGATCACTTAGTTCTTGGTGAACATGAGGTTCAGCATTCACTTTCAAATAAACTTCATTCTTTTTTGTGATTAATGTAGTCAATAATCTGCATGTTTTCTCAGTTCAAGATAGTTCTTTATTTGGAAACCACGGTTGGAACACTGTTTAAGAATCATCTCCAAATAATTTATAACAGTTTGGAGGTAGTCAATTTTCTGCTTGTTCTTCAACCAATCTTCGTCTGCCCAGATGTATGTGGTCAGGTCACCTTTCAATACCTTATGATTAAAAGGGTTCTTAGCATATACTGCTGCTGGTGCTTTGCCTGCATAGTATTCAAATTTCTCTTTGTACAGCATCTTTCCCTTAGTCTCAGCATCTGATAGCATCAGACGAAAGTGAGACCATATGTTTAGATACTTTTCATGGATAACTGTACATTTAAAGTTCTCAGTGTCGAGGTCGTTCTGATCAATCTTACAGTCCTCCCTCCACATGTCACGAATTTCATCAAGGTTCATTCTAATTGTGTTCTTACGATACCGTCTACTGTTTCTATATTATACACAGCATACCTAAACTCTGCGGTTGCAGTAGCATACTCTGTACCATCTATTGTAGCATTAAATTCCAATGCGTTCAAGGAGACAGGAAACATATCCTTGAATGTCACAAAGAAATTTGCTTGGAAATTACTGTTAAGCACAGCGAGTGATCCATCACAACGAACTGAATAGTTTCTTTCAATATTACTACGCTCTCTGAGACTTTCTCTACCACCCGCGATAGCAGTCAACCAGTTATGTATTATCAAATAGTTCTCTAAATTTTCGTCAACTAGAAACGTCAGATTAAATGGTTCATAGTTAAGTCCAAATGCTTCGTATGGAATTGGACGACCCATACCTGTCTGTTGTTCTACTGTATTTGTAGAAACACCAGGGATATTAGCGGACTGTGCAAAATATACAGTCTTCGGATATTCATCTATCTGCATCTTGAAACCGATTGGAGATAGAAAGTTTCTATTCTCAATCTGTTTGTTCCACTGACCATAGTCTTGTGGCATTTTTCTACCTATTTTTAGGTATTTATAGTTGTTTGGTTACTTCGTCTTTGATAGCATCAACTACGTCTTGAATTATATTTACATCTAGTCCCATGAATGGTGGGATCAATCCTAAAACTCTGAATAATCCATCAGCAAATAGTGCCATGAATATGAAACCTAGGACCATGCTGATCTGTCCTGCGTTTCTATTGTGTTGATTGATAGCGAACTCAATCATTGCTTCACACTCTTCTCTTGTAAATGTTTCTTGCTTCTTGTTGAGATATCCTTTCTTGTATGCTTTCTTTACAGCAGGACTTGTAGTCCTCACCCTGCGTTTAGGTTTAACATAGTCACTGATAGGTGACTCCTTTAAAACTTCTGATAACATGTAGAATCTCCTTTTAGGTGTGGTTCTCATAATGTCTATTATATACCATTTATAATAAAAAAGGACCCCGAAGGGTCCTTGGGATTAGTTATGTGAGTGGACTCACATATAAGATTTACATTAGGTTGTCAACTAGGACTCTTCTGTAATATCTGTTCTTGTTAGGATCAAGATCTCCACCGCCTTGGTCAGTGCCTTCCGCAAATGGGTTAGCAACCATACCGTAACGAGTCTTAAATCCGATTTTTGGTTGGAATGTATCCTGACCTACTGCTCTGACCATTTGTAGAGGTACATATGGACAGTAGAATAATCCAGCATCGTATGCAGAACTACCTTTGTATCCAGCAACATAGAAATGTCTATCAGATACGTTTGCAGAATAAGGATCAACGTAAACCTTGATTCTTCCGTTCAATGTACCAGCAAGTGTGGAACTATTGTCGTCAGGAAGTAGGTTAGAGTTTCCAGCAAGAGCAGGAGTGTAGTCTAACACACCAGCCATTGAAAGTGCAGATGCAACGTCAGCAGAACATATTAGAATGTTCCCTTTTCCACGACGAGTTTCATGCCCGATTGCGTTCATGTCTCTTTCGATCTGGAATAGAAGTCCCTTGAACTTCTCAACTGACCATCTACCATTGGAGTCAACGTCTAGGTCAAATATACCAGCAGTAGCAGTGTTGTTCTGAGCACCAGGTCTTGCAACCTTGTATACTGTTCTAACAACTTCTCTGTTGATTTCAGCAAGAACCTCAGTTGAGAGGATGTTTGCTAATTCTGACTCAGCGTCTAGTCCGTGGACTGCTTTCAAGTCCTGAGCAAGTTCTAAACTGTACTCTGCTTTTAGCGCACGAGATTTCGCAGTCACTGTGACTTTCTCGATTGAGAAGTTCATTTCAGCGAACTGGTTACCAGATGCATCACCTAATGCTTCTGACTGTGCTGTTGTCATACCAGTGTTAGTAGTATATGTACCACTATCATTGAGTAGACCTGGGTTAGATCCAGACTGTGCTGATTGTCCTAGATCTGATGCAGCGTTCTCTGCTGAGAATTCTGCGTCTGCTTCGTTAAAGAATGCTTCATTGCCTGCGGTTCTGTTTGTACCGTAGCGTGATCTCATTGCGAAGATTAGACCAGTAGGACCAGTCATAGGTTGTACACCAGCAATGTCATAAGCGATTAACTTAGGCATTGATCTTCTTATTAATGAAATCAACACAGGGTCGAAACCAGCAACAGGTCCAGTAGCAGTTGAACTACCACTGAAACCAGCAGTACCAGCACTCATTGTAGGAGCAGCTTCGTTAAGAATGCCTGCCTCTTCTTTGAGGAATGATTCTTGGTTTTCTAGCAAGATTGATGTGACTGCCTTTCTATACTTATCTGAGATGTTATCTAACTCGGAATGTTCTAGAATAGGTGCCCACTTTTCCTGCAAGTGTTCTGAGTTGAACATTTTTCTTGATTTAAAGGATAAATTTTGGATTAGTGTTTACTATAATCACTTTGCCCAGCGGGAAAGTGCATTGACATATGCGCCCATTGTTCCTTCAACAGAAGGTGCATCAACTTCGACGTCCTCAGTGACTGTTGTCGCTTCGGGTTTGCCATTGTTGAAGTATGATTCGCGTATTGTCTTGACCTTCTCGCGGAAGGATTCTTCATTTTCAAACTCAACTGCATCTGTTAGACTAGCAAACTTCTCTTTCTGAGAAACGCTAAGACCGTCAGACAATTCGTTCACTATCCCATTCTTGATATATCCGCCTATCTCATTAGTTAGAGAGACGTTTTCTTCGATTTGTGAATTGAGTTTCTTCTCCATTGTATCGAGTTGTCCAGTCATTTCGTCAACTAGATCAACTTTCTCTTCGGGAACATCTATGAAGTTCTCGGAGAAAACCTGTTTGAGTCCTGCAAGGACTGACTCTGCCATTTCGGTTTTGATACCGTGCTCAATAGCAAGAGCGTTGTCTTTTGCCCATTTGTTAGTTGCGAATGACAGGTACTCATCTACCTTCTCTGCCAATTCGTTCTTAACAGACTCAATTTCTTCTTCTAAGACTTTTGCATAGTCATCATGCATGCGTCCTAGTTCTTCGTTTAAGCGTGAGATCACTGCTGCTTCAAAGATTGTCGCTGCTTTCGCTTTGAACTCTTCGCTTAGATCTTCACCCTCAGTTAGTGCAGCAACATCAGCAGATAGGTCAACTTGTATAGTTTCTTCCTTCTCTTCCTCTGTTATCTCCTCACCTTCTGGTTTGTGTGAAGCATGTACATCACCCTTTGTACTGAACTCTGCCTTCTGTGCAGAAGCATCAGATGGTTTTGTTTGAGGGGGTGTTGCAGTTGGTCCGCCACCAGTCTTATACTTATTAGACTCATCATCTGGTTTGGAATTAGATGGTGTTGGTCCTCCTAGATCCTGATATCCAGGTTGTCCAGGTGTTCCTGCTTCTGACTTAGGCATTGGATCGCCAGGTTTAGCGTTAGCAGTAACACTAGATTCAGTTACAGTTTTTTCAAGTTTGTCAGACATTGTTACTCCGTGTCCTAAGTTATTGTTGAGTTGCTAATTATTATTTATAGTTATAAAGAATTTAAGAATGAATTAAATGCGGAAATCTTCCTTTCTTCAATCTGCGATAGCGCAGCATTGTTAATTCTCTTCTTAATTGAGTCAATATCTTGCTCAGCTATTGCGCCACCAGCAAGTACCCAATCTTTACCTTCCATGATGCCATTAACAAAAGCATCAGGTGCTGACGGATCAGCAACGATATCAGCAGCAGTAGCAAGAACGAAGTCCTCACCTACAACTTTGATACCATTTTCTTCTTTGATAGACCCTAGTCCGCGTGATGAGACTCCTAATTTAACACCTTCATCAAGAAGTTGTTTAGCAATCTTACCCATTGGGGTCTCTAATAAACGTGCTTTACCTACAAAGTTATTACCTTCTTGTTTTAATGAAGTAATTATATGTGATGCACGATCTAAATTGATGGTTGGACCTTCGGGATGACCCAATTCACCTAGCGCACGACCAGTTTTTACAAACTTATCGTTGTATGTCGCTGCCTCTCTTGCAAGAGTTTGTATTGGATAACGTCTACCGTTACGGTTTGTGATTTCACCTTGCAAGAAAACACCCTCTATAAAGGTTTGTTTCTTACCATTCTTACCCTCAGTTATTACAACTTGGGCATCATCAATTTGTTCCGTTATCAGTTTCATCTTTGGGTTCCTCGGTTTGATCAGGTGGAATTGCATCAACAGGTTGCTCAGTGGATTCTGGTCCATCTTCTTGTGGAGCAAACATTGTTTTCCCAACCTCTTTTTTCATATCCTCGATAGAGTCCATGGCAAGAGATTTCATTTGCGTATCTACATAGTCAGAAAGATCTTTCTGTCCAGCAAATAGTGCATTCACGATGTCATTAGCAGATTGAGAAGGCATAATTTATGTGTGTATGTATACTATTTAGATTTCTCCCTTTTTATAGTCCTTATCAGACAAACTGGGTTCCTCGGGAGGCGGTTCTGGTGGTTGCATAGACATTTCCATCTGCGCTTTTTCCATTTGTTGCATCTCAACAGGAGAAACAACTAACCCATCAGCAATTTCTGCTGCCATTTGTTCATCAAGTTCTTGCATTT